GGTAAAGCGCCAGGCCCTCAACCATTAAAAGAATGTCTGATAAAATTAGAAGGATTATTGGATGCAAAAAATGATGGTGAAAAATTAAGAGCAATAGAAGTTCACGATATGATTTGCCATATTGCCGATGCGGTGTTAGCAGGTGGTATTCGTAGAGCAGCACTCATTTCCCTATTCTCAGCAACCGATGATGAAATGATTAGCTGTAAAGCAGGTGCATGGTGGGAACATAATCCACAAAGAGGTAGAGCTAACAATTCTGCAGTTCTTATGAGACACAAAATCACAAAGGAATATTTTATGGATTTGTGGAAACGGATTGAAGCAAGTAGAGCAGGTGAGCCTGGTATCTACCTTTCAAACGATAAAGATTGGGGAACTAATCCATGCTGTGAGATTGGATTAAGACCTTTCCAATTTTGTAATCTATGCGAAGTAAACGTATCGGATGTGGTTGACCAGAATGATTTGAATCAAAGAGTAAAAGCTGCATCATTCATTGGAACATTGCAAGCAGGATATACCGACTTCCATTATCTCCGTCCTATTTGGCAGAGAACAACTGAAAAAGATGCACTCATAGGAGTAAGTATGACGGGAATTGGTAGTGGTGCGGTTCTAAAATTGAATATGAAAGAAGCTTCGAAAGTTGTAAAAGAAGAAAATGTAAGAGTAGCAGATATATTGGATATCAATTACTCAGCAAGAACTACAACCGTAAAGCCGGCAGGAACTACATCTCTAGCACTTGGAACATCATCTGGCATACACGCGTGGCACAATGATTACTATATTCGTAGAGTAAGAGTTGGAAAGAATGAATCAATCTATAATCACTTATTGATAAATCATCCTGAAATCATAGAGGATGAATATTTTAGACCACATGATACAGCAGTAATCGGTATACCACAGAAAGCACCGGATGGTTCAATATTCCGCACAGAGTCACCAATTCAACTTTTAGAAAGAGTTAGAAAGGTGCATAACGAATGGATTAAGCCAGGTCATAGAAGTGGTAACAATACACATAATGTATCAGCAACTGTTTCTGTAAGAGATCATGAATGGGATGCAGTTGGTGAATGGATGTGGGAAAACCGTGATTCATACAACGGGTTATCAGTTCTACCATATGATGGGGGTAGCTATACACAAGCTCCATTTGAAGATTGCACAAAAGAAGAATATGAAAGATTAATGAAAGCGCTACACAATGTAGATTTGAGTCAGGTTATTGAACTAGATGATAATACTGATTTAACAGGCGAATTAGCTTGTGTAGGAGATCAGTGCGTTATAGTATAATGGAAAATGATAGAGAAAACGAATTATATTATTTGGAAAATGGTAAGGTGGTATTTACGCCACTTTACCACCTACAACGAGGTAGTTGCTGTGGCAATAAGTGCCGGCATTGCCCTTATGACCCGAAACACCTAAAAAGTAATATTAAATTAGATAATCTATGGCAGAACACAAATCAGCAAAAAACAAAGAGTTGAAAGAACAACTTATAGAAGAAGATTACGTACCCAAAGGACCTATTAAGTTTCAAATTCAATTAAACGAAGAACAGAAGGCCGCAAAAGAAAAAATTCTAAACAATGCAGTTACCGTATTAAGTGGCAAAGCAGGTAGTGGTAAAACGCTTTTAGCATGCCAGGTAGCATTGGATTTATTATTCAAAAAACAAATAAAAAAGATAATAGTTACACGGCCAACTGTTAGTAAGGAAGAAATTGGGTTCTTACCCGGAGATTTGAGAGAAAAGATGGAACCCTGGATGCAACCAATCTATGCAAACTTTTATCAATTATACAAGAAAGATAAAATTGATAACATATTAAAAGATGGTACAGTAGAAATTGTCCCTCTAGCATTTATGAGAGGTAGAACATTCTTAGATAGTTTTATTATTGTAGATGAGGCTCAAAACTGCACAAATGACCAAATGGAAATGATTACATCTCGTTTGGGATTACGAAGTAAAATGGTAATTTGTGGTGATACGCAGCAAGTGGATTTAAAGTATAAAGGAGAGAGTGGATTTAAATTTTTAATATCAGCTGCAAAACGAATAAAGGATATGGATAGTGTTGCTCTATTGGTAAACCATAGACATCCGGTAGTGGATGCACTATTAGAAGAATACGAAAATTTTAAAGAAAATAAAACAAAATAAGATGATAACTCTTAAAAAATTCTCCGCAAGTTGGTGTGGTCCATGTAGAGCATTAGCTCCGGTGTTTGAAAACGAAATAAAACCCATGTTTAATGGTAGAGTAAACTTTCAAGAGATTGATGTGGATGATAATCCCGAAGAAGCAATTAAATACAATGTAAAATCCGTTCCTACCGTTATAATTGAAAGAGCTGGTTCATTATTAGAAAAATATTCAGGGGTAAATTCAAAATATACTTATATAAATGCTTTAAATGAGCATATAAAATAATTTGGAAATCTCAAAAAAAATGGTTATATTTACAATATGTTAAGAGGTGAAGCAAATCCCATGCACAAACTAACCGATAAACAGGTTATACAAATACGTGAACTTTGGAAAATCGGACATCGTAATATTAAAGTATTAGCTAGAAATAATAAAGTATCTCCTGCTAATATACAGTTAATTGTCAAAAATAAAACGTGGATTCATCTACTAAAATGGCCATATGAAGTTACAAGATAAAAATTATTGTGATGTTTCAAGAGTTAGTGTCAGAGAGATTAGCCCAACAATAGCAAAGGAAATCATAGTCAAAAAACACTATACGCATGCTTGGACTATGTGCAGATATTCATTGGGCATCTTTTATAGAACCGATGAACAAAACGCATTGGGTGATAATGATAAGCTGATAGGGTGCTTGGTATATGGGTTTCCGGTTGGAGCAAGGGCAGCAACCTCAATTTCCGAACAACTTACAAAAGATAATATATTAGAACTTACCCGGCTTTATTGCGATGATGGGTATGGTTCTAATATAGAAAGTTACGCAATCGGACAATCATTTAAATGGTTCAGAGTAAATGATAAAGCCATCAAAGTTCTCATTTCTTACGCAGATAATGGACAAGAACATTTAGGAGGTATTTATCAGGCAACTAACTGGATATATCAGGGAATGAACACAGAAATTGCTTTAATGCCAAATTACGGTATATCTCTAACGAAAGACCCATACGATTGGATTCACAGTAGGACAGTATTTTCAATGTGGGGTAGTGGTAATTTAGAGCATCTTAAACGAGAAATAGGAAAGCAAGGATATAGTGAGTTTTGGAGAAGGGAAGAACCACCGAAGCACAGATATATTCAAATCATCACAGGCGATAAAAAGGAGAAAAAAGCACTATTGAAAACATTGAAGCATGCGATTAGACCTTATCCAAAGGATACTCGCGCTTATAATAAAGAAGTTCAGAATCACATTACAATTCCACCTGAAACAGAAATACTCAATAATTTTTGGTAAGTTATGGCTAAAAACGATAGACAACAAAAGAAATTATTACCGGTTAGAGATGATATATCAATAAAAGACCAATTTGGATTTTTACCATTATCTATAATCAAACCCACAAAAGAAAGTAAAGCAAAATGGAAAGATGCTTATTTGGATGATGGTGAAAATGAAATAAGAAAAGGAAATGCGTGGTATACAAATACAGATTTAATAAGAAATCAAAAAATGTCAGAGTTTCACGCCGGTATGGCTGAAAATATAATTAGATACTGGTCTTTACCTGGAGCTCGTATTGTAGACCCATTTGCTGGGAGAGCAACGAGAGCCGTTGTTTCAACTAAATTGGGTAGGGAATATTATGGGTATGAAATTGCACCAAACACACATAGGAGAGTATTGGAACATTTTGAAAAACTAGGTATTAATCCAAATTTTTATCTATCAGATGGTGTAGCATTAAAAGAAACTCCTAATAATTTTTCTGATTTAATTTTTACATGTCCTCCGTATTACAATATTGAGGAATATGAAAGCGTTGAAGGGCAATTAAGCGATTGTGAATCATATGATTCTTTTATGGAGTTTGTGGGGAAATGTGCAGAAAATTGTTTTAGAGTTGCTAAATCTGGTTCATTTTGTGTTTGGGTTGTTGCTGATTTTAGACGAGGTGGTAAATTAATTGATTTTCACGGTGATACGATACAATCATTTAAAAAAGTTGGATTTAACTATCACGATATTATAATAATGGAAAACCTTTCTCCGTTTGCAGCATTGTCAGCAGTTCAATCGGCATACAAAAGATATGCACCTAAAACACATGAGTATGTTGTAATATTCAGAAAACCTGGAGAATATATAGTTCCGGAATATTGCACAGAAACTGTAATAGAATCTATTAATAAATTAGATAAATTTTTCTGATAAAATAGTTGGTAATATCGACAATTTTTAGTATATTTGTAATTCAACAATAAACTCTGAATATGAAATTTTGGGATGCGGTCGAAGAGACCAATAAAGAGGTATTTAACTACGAAGATATGAAGATAAAGTTCATTGAGAACTTGGATTATCTTAAAACTATGTCCGTAGAACAGCAAACTCTATACAAAAAATGGATGGAGTGGAATACGGATAGAGTTTCGCATATGAAACGTTTGCCTGTATTACAATCATATTACGATTCCTTATGGAAGCCAACTGATATACTAAATAAGGAGCTAACTATTAAAGAAATAGAAGCAATTGACCCTTATGTAGAAATCGTAGATGATGACCCAAAAGAATCTACTAGATGGACTGAAATTCGCAGATTAATCCATACAATGGAATTCCAAGCAAATCCAGGCCGTAATGTAAAAATCTATGTTAAAGATAGAGTAAGTAATAAAATATTAGGACAGATTTGTTTGGGCTCCGATATTACATCATTGGGAGTGAGGGATGCATATATCGGTTGGACTAAAGAAGATAAATTTAAAAACGGTAAATTAAATTGCACATCGATTGCAACTACAATCGTATCTACTCAGCCATTTGGCTACAATTTTTTAGGTGGTAAACTTATTGCCGCATTAGCAACTGCACCTGAAATTAGAGAATATTGGCAAAAAAAGTATAATAATCCATTAGTTGGAATAGGAACTACATCTTTGTATGGTATACATTCTCAATATAACGGCATACCGCATTTCAAAACATTAGGAGAATCCAAAGGTAAGATTTCCACAAAGCCTGATGATAAAGTATATGACCCTTGGCATCAATGGTTAAAGGAAAATCGTTCAGAATGGTATAAAATGCATATTATGGATGAGAGAGAACGTAATGGTGCTAATATGGGTTACGAAAAAAACGGACCTGTTAGTGGAATTAAACAAAAGATTATTCAGGCAATTTTCAAAGAGTTGGGAATTAAAGGAAACACTTATGACCACGGATTCCAGAGAGGCGTTTACTTCGCACAAATGTATCAAAACGGTAATGAGTTTTTACAATCTAAAATTGAAGAGAAAGATTTAATTTTAAATGAGAAATTTGCAAAAGGAAACGAATATACTATATTGTGGTGGAAAAATAAAGCAATTAAACGTTACACTAAGCTACATGAGGAGGGTAGGATTAAACCTGAAGTATTATTCTATGTGGATGCTATAGGAATGACATGGGAGGGAATGCAGGAACGTTATTTAAAAGATGTAGGAAGATAAATAAAATAAATTATAGATAATGGATATTACGGATTTTTTAGTGGATAAGTATGAAAATGAACAATACGATTATAAGGTGTTGATTTATGGAAACTATACATTCAGAGATAATTTAGAAGCTGATTCGTTGGTGGAAGTCCTGCGTAGGGTTATACCATTCCTAAATGAAACTAGGAAAATACATTTTACAATTCTGATTCCTGAATTTGTGAAATCATTAAACTTTCCAAATGTAGAGCAGAGAATCTACACACTACCGACGTATATTAATCAGATGCGCACTCATTTTGATTCAATACAATTTATGAAGTATGTTGATTGGAAACGAAATGATTGGGATATTATATATACGCATTTACCTGAGCACACTAATCAGATAGCAAACTGTATTTTTAACAATACAAACATTATGCCAAAGATTGTAGGTTACTCACATTGGTTTGAAGTACCTGAAAATGCTCCATATGCTAAGAATATGTTGGATAGTAGTGTAGCCGGTTTATTACAAATGGATGAGTGTGGAGTGAATAGTGAGTGGTTAAAAAGATTAACAATTAAACATGCAGCTAAACATTATAATCAGGATGTATTAGATAAGTTAGAAAAGATTATTCAACCACATTATTTAGGAGTAGATAGAGTTAATCCAAGAAAGGTAACTGAATATACTGATAAGACTGTAGTATTCAATCACCGTGATGCTGGCTATACGGGGTGGGAATGGTTTGTAAAATGTGTTGATGAAATTTGGGAGACGAGGCAGGACTTCAAAGTATATACTACATTGGCTCAGATAGATAGGCCTTGGAATGAGAGAGTTAAATTGACTGGTAGAAATGAATATATGGATTTCCTTTCTAAAATGAAATTTGGAGTAGGCACTTTTCAAACATATTCAGCTTGGAGTATATCAACTACCGATGGATTCTCAGTTGGATGTCCTTACTTACTTCCAAACGATTTATGCTACCCTGAAATGGTTAGCGTAGCATCGACTCCGTATCCGTATCTTTACGATGGTAGAGCAGATTTCATTAAGAGGTTTAATGAGATGTTAGACAATCCGATTGAATACGATACAACTGAAATAGCTAAGAATATGGTTTGGAACGAAAGGATAGCTAAATGGTTTAATGGGTGGGATAGCGTATTTGAATTAAAGACTATGCAGGAAACGGAATCACTATTAAAAATTAAAGAGTTTATTAAACAGAAAGGGTTTGTTAGTAAATCGGATATATTGGAATATATGGGATGGGGAGTGAGAGTTAAGTGGACTGGGTATAGAAACACATTGAGGTTAATGCCTGAAATAAAGTTTACTAAAAGTGGATATGAGTGGATTGGTTAATATGATACAATTGAAGTGAAAGATTTGATATTAAAAAATGTAAATAAGTTATGGCATACCAAAATATATACTACGAAAGAGCTAAGAATTTAATACATCTATGGGATGATACAAACGGATATACAACGATGCCATACAGAAAGTATGCATATATAAAAGATCCGAAGGGTAACTATGAATCCATGTATGGTGATAGATTAACCAAAGTAGGTAAGTGGGATAAGGAGGATTTAGATAATTTATTCGAAGCAGATATACCTGAAACTACCAGAGTGTTGGTGGATATCTATGATAACGACTTACCATCCAAAGGACATAAGGTGTTTACATTCGATATCGAAGTTGAGATGATAACCGGATTACCAAACACGCGTGAAGCAAATAACGAAATTACATCAATTGCGGCTTATGATGATTTAACTAAAGTTTACAATGTATTTGTTTTAGACAAGAATAAAAAGATAAAAACTAATTCAAAAACATGGAGTAAAGATGGTAGAGAAGCCAATATCCACATTTTTGATAATGAAAAGAATTTATTACTTTCGTTTCTCAATTATTATGAAGAAATTGGACCTACAATTTTAACAGGTTGGAACATAGATTTTTTTGATATACCATATTTGTATAACAGATTAAAAAACGTATGCGGAGAGAGTAATGCTAAACGATTATCACCAATAGGTCAGGCGTTTTGGTCGCCATATAGAGAGAAGTGGAGTTTTGGAGGTATATCTATTTTAGATTATTTGAATCTATATAAAACATACACATATACCTTAGAATCATCTTATAATCTAAATCATATAGCAACAAAAGAATTAGGTAGAGGTAAGATTGAATATGAGGGAAATTTGGATGATTTGTTTGAAAATGACTTAGAAAAGTTTATTGAGTATAATATAGTGGATGTGGATTTAGTAGTATCTATGGATGAAAAATTGCAATTCATTGATTTATGTAGAGCAGTTTGCCATTCTGGATATGTTCCATATGAGGATTATATATTTTCATCGAAATGGTTGGAAGGTGCTTGTTTGGCTTATTTAAAGAAGAAAGGATTGGTAGCACCGAATAAGCCAAAAGATAGGAGAGAACGAATGCAAGCATTGCGTGATAATAATGAAGAAAAGTTTATTGGTGCGTATGTAAAAGAACCGATTGTTGGAAAGTATGATTGGATTTATGATTTGGATTTAACATCCCTATACCCATCAATCATTATGACCCTAAACATCAGTCCGGAAACAAAAGTTGGTAAGATTGAAAATTGGGATGCTGAAGCTAATATTAGAGGATTGGATACGACCTATAAGTTAGTGGGTAAAGATGGTGATACATACGAATATACTACTCAGGAACTAAAGGAAGTTATTAAAGATAGTAATTTAGGAGTGGCGGCAAATGGGGTTCTATACACACAGGATAAGAAGGGTCTTATTGCTGATATTTTAAATGATTGGTTTGAAAAACGTGTTGAATTTAGAAAATTAGAAAAGAAATATGGTGAAGCGGGTGATACTGAAAAATATGACTTTTATGCTAAACGGCAGTTGGTTCAGAAGATTCTTCTCAATTCTATGTATGGCGTTCTTGGCCTGCCTGCCTTTCGGTTCTACGATATTGATAATGCTGAAGCCGTTACAATTACAGGTCAAACTGTTATTAAAAAGACAGCAGAAATGGCAAATAGAAAATATTGGAAAGAATTAGGAACAACCGATGACTATAATGTGTATATTGATACGGATTCAATTTATATGATGGCAGAGCCTTTGGTAAAACATAGATACCCAGATTATAAAACATTCGATGAAAAGAGAATGGCAGTTGAGGTAGATAACATTGCAACAGAAACCCAAACATTCTTAAACTCATTCTATGATATGTTGGCTGAAAGATTCTTCTTTATTCCAAAAGAAAAACATAGATTTGAAATTAAAAAGGAATTCATCAGTAAGGCAGGATTTTGGGTAGCAAAGAAGAGATATGCGCAATGGATGGTATTGAAGAACGGTATCCCGTGTGATAAGTTGGATGTGAAAGGGTTAGATGTAGTTCGTTCATCATTTCCAAAAGCATTTCAGGAGCAAATGAGTGGTATGTTAAAGGATATTCTAATGGGTAAGGATAATGATTATGTTGATAAGAAGTTATTAGAATTCAAAAGTAATATGATTAATCTACCTGTTAATAAGATAGCAAAAGGTGGGGCAATTAAGGAATTAAGTAAATATGATAATGGCACTTGGAGAAAAGATAGTGGATTATCTATTGCTAGATTTGAGAAAGGAACACCAGCGCATGTTAAAGCAGGAATCACTTACAACCGATTATTAAAATTCTTTAATTGTGCATATAAACATGAACCTATTCGTGATGGTGATAAAGTAAAGTGGGTGTATCTTAAAACAAATCCACTTGGACTGGATACATTGGCATTTAAAGATTACAATGACCCAAAGGATATTATGGACTTCATTGAAAGATACGTTGATAGAGATGGTATCTATGCAGCAGAATTGGAAAATAAAGTTGATGATTTTTACAAAGCATTAAAGTGGGAAAAAGCATCAATAGAAACAAACACAGCAAAAAAGTTTTTTGTATTTTAATCGAAAAATTTCTTTGATTTGTAAAATATTTTTCGTATATTAGTTAATCAAATAAAAAAAGTAAAATTTATGAACAAACAGAGTTTATTAAGATTCATTCAGAAGTATTCATTGGGAGGACTTATCGAATCCGTAGCATGGAATGCCGAAGGAAACAAATTATCGGTTAGATTTATTTCAGATGACAAAACCCTATTAGGTGAGGTTGAATTTAATGCATTTACATCCACTCCATTTAATATTGGAATATATACAACTTCGCTATTGAAAAATATGGTTGGAGTATTGGATAGTGATATTGCACTCAAAGTTGAAAAATCAGGTGATAGAGCAATCACATTGAAATTGGCTTCAGATGAAACGGAAACATCATATCAGTTGGCTGATTTGGGAGTTATCCCAGCAGTGCCAGATTTAAAGAAATTGCCTGAATTTGGAATTTCTATTGAAATGGCATCAACTATGATTGATAAATTCATCAAAGCAAAGGGAGCATTATCTGATATAGATACATTCACTATATTTACAGAGGCAGGGGATTTGAAGATGGCTATTGGATATTCATCAATATCAACTAACAGAGTAACATTTACATGCGAAAAGGGATTTAAGGAAGAAGTGAAACCCATTTCATTTTCAGCTAAGTATCTTAAAGAAATTCTTACTTCAAATAAAGAAGCAACATCGGCTAAACTAAAAGTATCAGCAGATGGGTTGGCTCACATTGAATTCATTATCGATGAATTTATTTGTAAATACTATTTAGTAGAAATTTCAAACTAAAAAAATGGCAAACAAGTCACAACAATTAGAATTATTTCCAATTGAGATAGCAGAACCAAAAAATGATACTGAATTTTCTACATCGAACCAAATTGAGCAAACCGAATGGTGTTTTCAATTTTTTGATAATGAGCCAGTTGTATTTGGATGGTCTGATGTTGATGATAATGGAGGCCCATTAGTAATTAAATTACAACCAAATACTAATGAGTTACTTACTTTTAAACAAAATGGTATGGAATTTAAAATATTTCCTAGAGAAATGACTGAAACGACATATCAGAAAAGAGCTGAAACAAATGAAAATAAATATAAAAAAGATTAATCCCAACGCAGTGACCCCCACTTATGCAAAAGTGGGGGATGCTGGAATGGATTTAGTAGCAACTAGAATTATATCCGATACATCATTCCAGATTACATATGGAACGGACTTAGCAATGGAAATTCCTGAAGGATTTGTAGGATTGATATTTCCTCGTTCATCGATTAGAAAGTATGAATTGCTATTAACAAATTCAGTTGGAATAATTGATAGTGGATATAGAGGCGAAATCCAAGCTACATTTATAAAAGAATATGGGGTGGATTCGCTTAGATATAAGGTAGGTGATAGGATTTGCCAAATTATGATTATCCCACACCCAACGATTGAATTTGAAGAAGTAAATGAATTAAATAACACCGAAAGAGGCGAAGGTGGATTCGGCTCAACCGGAAAATAACATAATATGAGCTTTTTTGCAAACGATATTAATAAAAAAGAGCATAGTTTGTGGGTGGAACGATACAGGCCGCAAACACTTGCCGATTATGTTGGTAATGAAACCATAAAGGAAACCATTCAACAATATTTGGATAACAATGATATTCCACATTTATTGCTGTATGGTAAAGCAGGAACGGGTAAAACTACATTAGCAAAGTTAATCGTAAACACAATCAAATGTGACCATATGATTATCAATGCTTCAGATGAAAACAATGTAGATACTGTAAGAAACAAAGTAAAAAACTTTGCATCTTCAGTTGGGTTCGCAGGATTTAAGGTTGTAATTTTGGATGAGTTCGATTATATGACTCCAAACGCACAAGCAATTCTTCGTAACTTAATGGAAACATTCAGCAAGCATTGCCGTTTTATCTTAACGTGTAATTACCTTGAGAAGATTATAGACCCAATTCAGAGTAGATGTCAATCGTTTGCAATTACACCTCCAACCAAAAAAGATGTAGCAATACAGATTACTAAAATTTTGGACACGGAAGGTATTAAATATGATTTGAAAAATGTAGCTGATATAATTAGCTCATATTATCCAGATATCCGTAGGATTCTAAACACTTGCCAACTACAATCAGTTAAGGGTGAATTAAAAGTAGACCATGCGATTATGGCTGAATCTAATTTCCAAACTAAATTGATTGATTTACTTAAATCTAAAAATGATAAACGTAATTTATTTCTATTAATTAGACAGGCTGTAGCGGATAATAAATTAAATGATTATTCAGAAATGTATTCTATACTGTATGATAAAGTAGATGAATATGCGGCTGGAAATACCGCAAACGTAATACTTATAATCGCAGATGGGTTATCCAAAGATGCATTGGTAGTAGATAAGGAAATAGTTTATATGAGCACAATTATTCAAATTTTAAATATTATAAAATGATAAATGAAGCAAGTAATCAAGCCAATATAGATTTAAGAGATACTAGAGATATAGCTTGCGAATGTGGTAATTTAATTTTTATGCTAGGATATCGGTTTCGAAAAGCTTCGAAATTATTAACCGGCGGAGATAGAGATACGATTATGCCATTTGAAGTTCCATTGTGCACAAATTGTGGAAAACCGTTACAAGAGTTTCTACCTGAAGAATTGACAACACCAAACGAAGTGAAATAATGACAGCTAAAAAGTTATTCGACCATCTTAACGCAATCACAGCCGAGCAGGATCCAAATTATTTTAATACTCTAACGGAAGAGGATTTGAAGTCTTGGAGTAATTTTATGATTAATCGATTCCTATCTATGAAAACGGAATGGGTTGAATTAATTGCATCATTGCTACCACTAACTCAAACTCTTAACCCAAAGGAGATGTATAAATTATATATTAGCGTATTACCTAAAGGTAAGCAGTATCTGAAATATACAAAAGGAAAGGCTCAGGATAAATATGAGGAATTCTTAATCAATCTTATTAAACGAGATTTCGAAGTATCAGAATCGCAGGCATTGGAATATATTGATATCCTATACTCTACAAGAGAGGGTAGAGAGAACATTAAATATATTTGCGAAAAATACGGCATTGACAAGAAAGAAATTACTAAGCTAAAATTAAAAATATAATTTATACGATATAAATAAAACGAAGATTTATTTGGATAATTCAAAATATTTTCGTATATTAGTGTAAATAAAAACAGTTATGGCTAAAGTTTCATTTTCCCAGTATAGTATGTGGAGTAGTTGCCAACATCAATATAAATTATCTTATATTGATGATTTAAGGCAATCCTCCTCAAATATACATTTAATATTCGGTTCAGCGATACATGAAACGCTTCAAGAATATCTATCCAAGTGCCTTACAGTATCGAAAGCATCTGCGGATAAAACTATGGATATCAAAGTATTCCTCAAAGAAAAAATGAGGCAATTGTTTGTTAAAGAATCCGAAAAAAACGGAGTAGTATGCACTAAAGAGGAGTTGGTGGAATTTCTTGAAGATGGGTATCTAATATTAGACTACTTTCAGAAATCTAAAAATTTCAATAGTTTCTTCTCACTAAAAGATGATGAATTAATATCAATCGAATTTGAAATTAATGAAAAGATTACTGAAAATGTCAATTTTATAGGATTTGTAGATTTTATTGTAAAAAGCAAGAAAACTGGCAGATACCGTATTATCGACTTTAAAACAGCAACTAAAGGTTGGAGTAAGTATCAAAAATCAGACCCAATTAAAAATTCACAAATATTATTATATAAGAAATTTTATTCTAATATAATTGGTATATCAGAGGATATGATTGATGTAGAATTTATTATCTTAAAACGAAAGGTATCAAGTAATGCAGATTTTAATATTCCCCGTATCAGTAAACATATTCCTGCAAACGGAAAACCATCCATAAATAAAGCATGGAAATCGTTTAGTGAATTCGTAGAATCCGTATTCAATCCAGATGGTTCGTATAATACAGAACGAATATATCCAAAAAATCCAACAAAATTATGTGATTGGTGTGACTTTAAGGCAAGAGGAATATGTGATGGAATTTAAATTTATTATATATAATATATAGATTAGTTGATATTAAAGTAGTTTAGGTAAAAATTTTAATAAATATTTAAAAAGTTATGGCAAAAAAGAAAATACTATTACTATCCGATGATTTGAGAATGGCTAGTGGTATAGCCAATATGTCTAAGCAATTGGTATTAGGAACGGTGGACAAATACGATTGGGTTCAACTTGGAGCCGCAATAAAACATCCGGAAGCAGGTAAGATATTCGATTTGAATGATGATGTTAGGAAGCAAACGGGCGTTAGTGATGCTAATGTAAAAGTATACCCATCGGATGGATACGGTAGTGCCGATATGATACGGCAATTATTAATGGTCGAAAGACCAGATGCTATTCTGCATTTTACAGACCCAAGATATTGGATTTGGTTATATGAGATAGAACATGAGATAAGACAATCTGTTCCATTATTTTTTTATCATATATGGGATGATTTACCTGACCCAAAGTATAATAGAGATTACTACGAAAGTTGTGATTGGATTGGATGTATATCTAAGCAAACATATGGTATTACCAAACGAGTTTGGGGTTGGAATAAGGAAAAACATTGGAAAACGCCAGAGAATTGGCAGGTAAGCTATGTACCACATGGTATCCGCTCTGACATATATAAACCTGTAGAAGTTCCCAATGAATTTAAGCAATCCGTATTCGGAAAAAAAGAATATGAGTTCGTATTATATTGGACAAATCGTAACATCAGAAGAAAGCAACCAATTGATGTAATGTTAGCATTCAATACTTTCAGAGAATCCCTACCTGAAGAAAAACGTGATAAGGTTGTATTGGTTATGAAAACTAATCCGGTTGAGGAGCATGGAACTGATTTGCCGAAAACAGCAGAACATCTTATGCCGGATGCCAATATTATATTCATTGATAAGAAATTCAATGAAACTGAATTGAATTATTTATATAATCTGGCAGATGTAACAATCATGTTATCATCTAATGAGGGATTTGGATTAGGAACGGCTGAATCCATAATGGCAGGAACGCCAATTATAACTACGGTTACAGGCGGATTGCAAGACCAGTGTGGTTTCAGAGATATTGAAACAGGTAAACTATTAACAGCAGAAGATTATGTTGAGATTGGCTCACTACACTCCAAATACAAAAAAGATTCTGTTAGTTGGGGAGAATGGGTTAAACCAATATGGCCAGTTAGGTCAACAACGGGTTCAGTTCCCACTCCGTATATCTTCGATGATAGAATAGATTTTGAAGATGTAGCACCTTTGATTATGGATTGGTATAATACCAAAAAACAAGATAGAGATGCAGCTGGTTTACTTGGTAGGGAATGGATGATTAGTGATGGTATGTTGAGTAACGAAGCAATGTGTAAAACATTAGTAGATGGTATGGAAGCAGCATTTGAAAATTGGAAACCTAAGCAAAAATTTAAATTAATAGAAATATAATATGAAGCCAACTTTAGTATTTCAGGCACCTGTAGCAACTCGCAGCGGATACGGGGACCACGCAAGGGATTTATTACAATCACTATATAAGTTAGATAAATTTGAAATAAAAATTATTAGTACCAGATGGGGACAAACCCCAATGGATGCACTTGATTACAGTAATCCATTCCATAAGTGGATAGTAGATAATATTATACCAAGCATCGGTCAAAAGCCCGATGTATATATGCAACTTACAGTTCCAAATGAATTCCAGCCGTTAGGTGTTTATAATGTGGGAATAACTGCTGGCATAGAAACTACACATTGCGCAATGGATTGGGTTACTGGGTGTAACAGAATGGATTTAATAATCGTGCCATCGGCACATTCTAAACAAACATTAGTAGATACAGTTTATAGCGAACAGGACAAGCAGACGGGGAGGCTTATAGCACAACATAGAATTGAGAAACCAGTAGAAATACTATTTGAGGGATTCGATGAAATTGATTTTGTAAATGAAAACCCCGTAAGTATTACAGAATTGGATTCAGTTAAGGAAGACTTTGCATTTTTATTTGTAGGGCATTGGCTAAGCGGTGATTTGGGTGAGGATAGGAAGAATGTTGGAATGATGATAAAAGCATTCGCTATAGCATTTAAAAACTCAAAAATAAAGCCGGCATTGATATTAAAAACATCTACCGCAGGATTTTCAATATTGGATAGAGAACGGTTGGTATCAAAGATTCGTGAAACATTGGGGTCTGATTATAATAAAGTTCCGGTTTATATGCTGCATGGTGATTTAACACAATCCCAAATGAATGGATTATACCATCATCCTAAAGTAAAAGCAATGTTAAATTTTACAAAAGGAGAAGGTTTTGGTAGACCTATATTGGAATTTAGCTTAACAGGTAAACCTGTAATTGTTTCAAATTGGAGTGGTCATTTAGATTTTTTAAAAGATGGAGCAGTTTTATTGGAAGGTGAATTGAAGCAAGTGCATGAATCCTCTGCTAATCAATTTATACTGAAAGAATCTAAGTGGTTTAGTGTAAATATTTCAAAATCAATTCCAATAATACAGGATGTTTATACAAATTATGCCAAATACAAGAAAAATTCATTGAAGCTAGGTAAATATAATAGAGAAAATTTTAGTTTAGAAAAAATGACTAAATATTTTGATATAATTTTAAATCAATATGGTATATATAACAGTAAACAACCTACATTTCAGCAAATAACTCTACCTAAACTAAAAATGGTAAGCAAATAATATGAATTATAATCCAATATACCGTAAGTTTATAGATGAACGAAATCTAGTCACTCCGAATAGGATGACTAGAGGTAAGTTCTATCTTATAAAAGAATATGAGTATGTAGATGGAGTTAAGGGTAAATTTACAGAAACCAATGCACCTATAATATATACATTATTTGTATCTATGGCTAAGAATATTATACACTGCGTAAAAGTATCAAATGTTAATCCAAATATCATTAAAAAATTTTTTGATAAATTCATAAACGAAGAAACGGAAAAATTGCAAATGAAGGGAGGCGCTAAGAATATATATGCTAACATAGTTAGTAAAGTTCCAGTCATTACATCCGATGCATATAGAACTTATAAAATAAGCGGACTTAATAAGGTGATAGAATTGAATATGGATATCAACGAAATTACTCCAAGACATAAAAATGTTACGGGAATTGATAAAAAATCTCAAGTAAAAAATATATAAGTATGACATCTAAAGAGTTTGCAATTTGGCTTAGAGGATTTACGGTAGCATGCCATGAGTATGCACCGACTCCAAAGCAGTGGGATATACTAAAGGAAACGCTATCAAGTGTAAGTGATGTGAATGGTGAGTGGATAAATCAGATGGATCAGTATAATTCTAGTAATATGAAAACGACTCAACCAAAGTTACAAGAGAAATTTCCGTTTTAATAAAAAATAAATAAGGAATGAAATTAAGTTATGCAATAACGACTTGTAATGAAGTCGATGAAACAATTCGGTTAGTTTCACAACTATTGAACTATAAGGAGGCAAATTCAGAAATAGTAGTCCTTTTAGATACGCCAAAAGCTCCAATCGAATTAGTAGAGTATTTAGAATTACAGGCTAACGCAGACCATATTACATTAATTGAATCTGAATTTGATAACAACTTTGCTCAATGGAAAAATCTATTAAACTCACATTGCAAGGGAGATTGGATATTTCAATTAGATGCCGATGAATACTTAGAAAATGATTTGATTCATAATTTGGAAGCATTATTAGATGCTAATTATGATAAAGACCTCATATTAGTTCCACGTATAAATACAGTTGAGGGGCTTACGTTGGAGCATATAAAACGTTGGGGATGGCAGGTAAATGAAAAAGGATGGGTTCAGTTTCCAGATGTTCAGACCCGTATCTACAAAAACTCTGATAAAATTGGATGGAGTGGTAAGGTACATGAAAGAATAGTTGGATTTGAAAATTATACATCATTTCCACCCGATGAAATCTATTGCATTAAACATCCAAAGACAATCGAACGACAAACAAAACAAAATAGTTATTATGACACAATTAATAATATTTGATCTCGATGGGGTATTAATTGAAGCTAAAGAAATCCATTATTCTACATTAAATACAGCATTATCTGAGATAGATAATCGATATGTAATTACAGAATCTGAGCATTTATCCACATACGATGGTTTAAAGACGAACCAAAAGCTAGAACTACTTACAATGAATAAGCAATTGCAGCCAAGTATGTATAAAACAATTTGGAATAGAAAGCAACAGCTTACAATAGATGCAATATCTGAATTGAAACCTGATTTGGATAAGATTGAGCTATTCAAAGAATTAAGGAATAGAGGATACAAATTAGCTTGTGCCTCAAACTCAATTAGAAGGTCTGTGTTAGTGATGCTATCAAAGATTGGATTGATTGAATATATGGATTTAATTCTTTCTAATGAGGATGTAAAGAACTCCAAGCCGCATCCTGAAATGTATTGGAAGGCGATGAGTATAATGGGTGTGTTGCCAGAAGAAACTCTTATAGTAGAAGATTCTCCGCATGGATTATTGGCAGCAAGTAGAAGTAGAGCAAATATTTTAAGAGTAGATTCACCTAAAGATTTGGTTTTATCAAAAATTATTAGTAAATTAGAGGAAACAAATACACATATGAATATTCCAAAATGGCAAGGCGGTAAAATGAATATTATTATCCCAATGGCTGGAGCAGGGAGTAGATTCCAACAAGCAGGATATACATTCCCTAAACCACTTATTGATGTTGAAAACAAACCAATGATTCAGGTTGTAACGGATAATCTTAATATAGATGCTACATTTATTTATGTAGTTCAAACAGAACATAGAGTTAAATATAACTTAGATACGCTTCTTAATTTAATTACACCTGGTTGTAAGATTGTCGAAGTAGACGGGTTAACAGAAGGTGCAGCTTGCACAACCCTATTAGCAAAAGAATACATAAATAACGATGAACCGCTATTGATGGCAAACTCTGACCAATTTTTAGAGTGGGATAGTAATGAGTTCATGTATAAAATGATTGAACAAAAAGTTGATGGTGGTATTGTCACATTTACAGCAACACATCCAAAATGGTCATTTGCTAAAGTAGATAAATATGGATATGTAACCGAAGTTGCTGAAAAAAACCCAATTTCAGATATTGCAACGGTAGGTGTTTACTATTGGGCAAAGGGGTCTGATTATGTAAAATA